GCCTTGATATTTCGTCTCAATAATCACTGGACTAGTACACATAAATTTCCGTTTGTTTTCAGTAGTGGTGTGAGTTCCGCTACAGAGGTCAAGGGGGGGAGCATCTGGCAACCGTCTCAGGGGAGAGGTGGCCAGATGCGGCGCTTCAATCGGGAGGCAATTGAGAGCGCTTATATTTGGGTCTACAAGCTTCAATGTAATTCGCTATAGCCTCATCAGTTTCGTTCGCTATTTCAGCAAGTCTTTTCACTGTGCTTTCGTTCCTGGGTTTTTCAGTAATTGAAAACCGCAATGTTTCGAGCGTGAAATGCAGTTCGCATTCACACTTAGATGCAGCAAGTTTCGCTATTTGCTGAATAACGCGCAGTTCAGATAGTGATAGGTCTTTGCCAAAGTCAAAATGACGAACGACGATGGTCTCAAGGGACCACCGTTCTTGTTCTACGTCCGCTACGAGAGGAATACCTTCGATAGCGGCGTCATCAACTATCTTTAGAGCTACCTTCGTTTGACTCTGATCCTGGTTCAGATACTCCAGCGGTTTCAGCATCCGCGCTGGGATCAGGTTCTTTGTCCTCAGAACTGACAGCGCTTCGTTTAGTGTCTTCGCGTACCGCTTCCGTTTCCTTGGAGGGTACTTTTGATGAATGTTTTTTAGATTCTGATCGAGCGTCTTCTCTGGATCTATTAGCAAAACGTTTCTCCATTTCCTGGCGGTCTCGTTCCCGCTCTATTTCATTCCGCCGCATCATGCGGTGTATAGCTTGCATTTCAGGAGACATAGGCGAAGGGCGATCCAGCGACGTGAATATTTCAGCAGACGCTTGTAAGCGCTCCTGGACACGACTAGACGGCCGAAGCCATATATCGCCCTTGCACTTGAATGTTATTTCGCCTTTTCCGGTCACCGCAATTTCTTGCTGACCGGTACCAAAGCCGAGGATTAAACCGAATTCGTTTTTAACAACGCAGGGGTTTTCAGTGCGAATGTGGAACGAGATGCCCCCCTCATAGGGGAGCACCTCCTTATCATCCCATTGCACCCAATCTTGTGGGCTAGTTTTCATGTGTCCGTTCCGTCCCCTTTGAGACGCTCGGTTGGGACTTGCGCCACAACGGCGTCATAATCGCCTTGCGCCTCGCGCAGAGTCTCACCGAAGTAGGTCAGTCCGCTGATCCTAACGTCACCAGCTACCCACCATTCGAAGGGGTCCGCAGTTGAGGCCGCAAAGACTTCGTGGGAGACCGTACTCGAGATGTAGAAGTCTGGCCCAAGGGTCGGGTCGACGACTTCAGTTGACCAGATTCGATTACGGTTCTCGTCCCAAGCTGCTGATGGGTCTGTCCGGTAATATTTACCGCCCACATTTGGGGCGCGTCGCATCCACCGGTGGTTAAGAGGAGCATACCCAAAGAGATCATTCGGAAGAGAGTGACTTTCATCGACTTCACCATTCTTAACAGTTTCGACTGGTTGAGGGTCCAGCTCATCGGCTGTCCGGTTTGGGAGGTCATCGACGGTAACAGCGTTCATGTAGTAATCACGCTGACGTTCGTAGATCATTTCAGGTAGAACCTGGCCACACACTACGATCACGCCGCCCGTTTGAAGAGCCGGCGCACGTAGGTTGAGGCTTAGGCTTGTGCGCCCATCAGCGACCGATTTGGAAAGGTTATCACCGTCTGTTGCATAGCGTTCAGCCATACCGACAATTGTGTCGCTGTGATCCATAAGGATTGGTTGTTGCAATGCCTCATCCGTCAAGCGGATACCGGATAGCAGCTGGTCGATCATCCAATCATCAGACATACCTTGATATTGGTTGCGCAATTGCGCCCAGGCTCGCGTTTCGCGGGCTTGTTCAATACCAGCAAGAGACAGTTCAATGCCAGCAGCTTGAAGATCAACATAAAGTTGATTGGCAGCTGGTGACGCGCCGATCGCAATGGCCGCTCCTGTGCCAGCTTCTTTCAGTGACTTCTGATCGCGGTTAACGTCATAAATGCCAACCGACTCATCGGTCACGCCATCGGCGACAACCATTGCAGGGTCACCGGTTAGAGACACCGGAATGCCACCTTCAATCATTGCCGCGTCAAACGTCGGAACGACGTGTTTCATCTGGGTATGCTCCCAGAAAGCGGGGGCTAATGTGGTATCTAATCGCGTCCGCGGCGTTAAAGACGTTGAGCGTTGAAGAGCGATATAATTCCACACAGCGTTGTAGGCTTCGACGTAGTCGGAATTAATAGTCGCCTGGTCGGGAGCATGTAGTCCGAGCGTTTTGAAAATTCCCGGATCAGGAGTTTGGCCAGGAGGCGGCGCATTATAGGTGAAGTTATCAAACCAAGGAACGACGGAGGCGTCGATTTCTGGTTGACCGTTATAGCTGCGTTCGATTGTTCCCATGTCAGGGAACCGTTCAAAGGCCGATTTGGGAACCAAATACGCCATAGCGCTCACCCGTACGGGATTAAGCAGCATGTCGGCAGTTTCGGCCATTTGCACGTTGATTTGCAGTCTTGAGTTCATCACGCCGTCTTCACGAAGAAGCGGGATCATTTTGAGCGGAACAAGTTTACCGCCAAAACTGGACGTTACGACGCTGACAGCATCGGTACGCATTGTTTTTTCGTGCGCTACAGGTCCGCGCCGATAGTTTTCGGGCCAGACCTGGGTAGGACGTACCCGAGTTGAATGTTGTTTTTGCATTAGAGTTTTCCTTATCTAGTTGCGAAGGGAGAGCCGCCGCCAGTTCGCAGGGGAGGTTCCACTTTTTGTAGGCTTTCGCCCGTTGGATTTCGCGCGAAGAAACCGCGACGAAACATATTGTCGATTACTTCATCAGCGCCGAGAGCGACTGCCGCCTCGCCGGTGAGCTCACCTTGCATTTCAGTGATATCACCAGCCGTTAACATAGAACCTTCTTTGATACCAAAGCGTTCAGCAACGTCTGATAAAATCCAAGCGCTTTCGTGATTACTATCCGTAGGCAAGCGAACTTGGATGCGGTGGTCCACTGACGGGAATATAGCGCCGCCAGGCGACACAGTGTCGCCGGTTTTTAAAAACCCATCATCTTTTTGAGTTTTTGGCGCCGCTGCGCGCAGCGGAGGCATCGGGTTGGCGATTTGATAATCCCACCTTTCTTTCCAGTCGTCCTGGGCGCGTTCCTCCGACGCGCGCTGTATCGCATCCTGCGCATAAGTTCCTCCGAAAGTTTTTATGGCTTCGCCTAAGGCGGCACGAGCGCCTAATGGACTTTGGCGGGGCGTGACATTGGCCATCTGGCCACCGGTAGAGCGGAGAACAGTTAGCGGATTAAAGCCAGCATCTTGTGCGCCTTTAACGAGCCACTTATAGCGGTCATTTTCTAACCGTTCGCGCTCTTGAAAGTCCCATTGGACTTTTTTGGGCTTTTGAAAGAGGCCGCCGAGGAGTTGAGAGCCGCCAGCTATGGCAGCAGCTTCCCAAGACATATTTTTTCCTTTCTTATTTGGTTTTTTATTCTTGAGCCAGTTTTTCTTGCAATGCAAGATTTTGTTTTTCGATATTGCCGCGCACAAGAGCTTCGGTCATCTCGAGGTTTGTTTTGATGTATTGGAGCCAATGCAGTTTATCGCACTCACGAAGATTATTGTGGTGTTGGATTTCTCCAAAAACGGCATTGATTTGTTTCTGCATTTTAGTATTGATGTGCATTGTTTTGTCTCCTTTTGCTATACTTAATATATAATGTGTTTTTTATTGTTTTCAACGTTTTTTTGTGTTTTTTTTGGCGCAACGCTTGCGCATATCGGTTCCTCATTCGAGGCGTTTCGTCAAAAGTGGGGGTGTTTTTTTGGTTTTGTTGGGCGGTGGGACCGAGCGCTGCACGCGGCAAGGGTTCCCCTTTTTTTGACGTGGTTTTCTTTTGTGTAAACGTTGAGGGGTTCTTGCATTTTTGAGGAGGGCCGAGAAAAGGATAGTTCGGGAAAAAAATCCGAGATTTTTTTGACCCGCCTTTTGTTTTCGGATTAGCCTGTTCAAATCCCTAGCTGGATTTGAAGTGAAGCGGCAAGCCCCCCGAGGGCCTAGCGGCCGCACGGGTTCGGGGGGCTACCGAGGCCCACGTTAAGAGATGCTTAGATAAGGGAGAGAAAAATGGGATGGTTCATCAGAAAGTTCGACGGTAAGCGCGAGACGACTTACCTAAGTAAAGATGCTACCTGGGGCCAGTTGGACTTAGCGATGAGTGTCGAAAGTCCCGAAGAGGCTCGAATAATTGCTGACGCTTACGCCGAAACCGATCAAGACGGTTGGCGATTCGATATTCAACTGTTCGATGAAAGACCAAGGCAAGCATCTTTTTTTGCGTAACTAGCACCACTTTCTAGCATGTTGTTGCTTTTTTTGGCGGGTCCTTTGGTCCGCCTTTTGTTTAGGTGTTGGGTTCCAACGCGCAGCAGCGCCCGCGCCAGAATCTGGACGCTCAACGCAGTCAGCGTCGAAGGCAAAGCCTTCCGAGTTACGCTTTTCCCGACGGGCTGCATTAAACGCAGCAAGTTGTTCGGGTGACTTGCGGACCTGGGGAGATTGTTTGACCGGTTCACTACGTTCTTTTTGACGGTCACGACGTTGTTTGGACACTGGTTGAACCAGGCCCAGAGATTGCGTGACCAGCCCACCAGGCTTGGGGATATATTTTGGAACCGGACGATAAGGTTGTTTTGGATATTCAGGCGCAGTAATCGGCTTAATTGGACGCCGATCCGGATACATGGCTGTATAGGTTAGGGACCCTGGCTTAATTGATGGTCTACGCAGGTCAACCGAGACAGACACCTTGGGGGCAGAATTGCTTTGGCTTGTTCGTAAAGACGACGAAGTTGTGCGGGTGACAGTAGTGCCCGCCCTTCTTGTTCTGCCCTTTTTCCTGGTAGTACGCCTTGCCATATCATTTCCTTTTCATTGTATACTTCGACGACAATAGATGAGCCCCGGTGAATAAGATTAACGTTGCCAATGGCATACGTTGTTTCGACAGCATAAGAGATGCTTTCTACGGGTTCATAGCCATAATGTTTCGCTATGAATTGTTGCAGGGGCAAAGGCAATTCGCTTGTGTCCTGGCATAAGTCGCCGAGATACTCCGAGATTTCTTCGTTCAGGGGTAGCGGTTGTTCGGGCCGTTCAATGGCCCATTTTAGGAGATACGCGTCAATCATTTTTGAATAAATGGCGGTATCTCTACCAACCGGATAATAGAAAGGTTTACCGGATTGTGACGGGTTGTCGGGAATGGTGAAGCGATCAGATTGACTAAACAGGCTTAAGCCGTTTGACACATGATCTTGGGCATATTTGATGAGATACTCTTGCCCCAGCATGGGGTTCTTGGAGTACTTCATGACAGCGCGTTTCAGGTTATCTTTGTTGAGATAATCCATGAGGTAGACCGCGCACCCTTGTTTGGACCTGGGGATTTGAACGTTAACGTGGCCATGGGGCCAGGCGTCCCAGGTCCAGTTCGAATCCAGCATCATTTCAGGCGGTTCTGTTTGCCAGAACATTAGTATATGAAAATGCGCCCTATCTAGCTGTGATCCGTGTTCACCGACCGCGACATATTTGAATTTATGGCCAGCTTTCCGCAGTCGTTTAAAGAACAGCTGTACATGGGAATAATTGAGCCAATAGGCATCGATGTTGTCATATCCGCCGCCGTAGGTCAGCGTCAGGAAATGAACCGAGTGACAGGTCTGTTCTTCTGCAAGCATCCGACCAATCCAATGGCGTTTCCGAGCGGCTATGCATTCGTCGCATTTACGGCATTGTGCGGGCATTTTTTCGCCTTGATATTTCGTCTCAATAATCACTGGACTAGTACACATAAATTTCCGTTTGTTTTCAGTAGTGGTGTGAGTTCCGCTACAGAGGTCAAGGGGGGG